TGCCGGTGCGGTAGACAGGCCCTCACCTTTAGTCAGGACGAAGCGCTCGCGCCGTGGCGGCACGGACTTCTCCATACCGCCGAGCCAGCGCTTGAAGCCGTCGATCGTCATCTCGTCGGTCCAGACAGCAAAGTCCGGCCGGTCGTAATGTTGGCGGTAGACCTTCTCAACGGTCTTCTTGTCTGGAAACCCAACGAAGCATTTCGTCTCGTCGTACTGCCCCGTCGTCGGATTCTGCTGATGAACGATGAACGCCAGAGGGGCCCGCGGGTCTGGACCGACGAACACGTCGACCCCGCCGTCATCCTGCCCCCTGGTGCCGACCACGAACCCGTACGGGTACCGCATCTTGGTCGAACCCTTGCGGCCCTGTTGGTCGGTCCAGTGCCTCACCGAACCGGCCGGATTCTCGATCGCGATCGTCATCCCCTGGTACTGCAACTGGCCCTTCACGTATCCAGACTTCTTCAGCTCGTCCTCGGCCTTCAGCGACGCTTCCAGGTCCTCGGTGTCGATGCCAAGCTTGCCGCCGGGTACCAGGCGACCCTCTTCGTCGAAACCGTAGCCGTCGGGGATTCGAATGAGCTGGCACTGGCAGTGCGGATGAACCGGGCCCACCACCGCCTGCCACTCCGAGGTCTTCATCCGGAAGTTGACGCCGTTGCCGATCAGCGTCGAGAGCTTGAAGATGCGGGGCTGCCCGTCCGGTCCGATGTGGAGCCGCTTGCAGTGCTGGCAGGCATCGGGCATCGGGCGCTTTGCGACCCGCGCCTCTGTCCCGTGATGCGCCGCGATGCTGTCCGCAACACCGTGTTGCATCGCGTTCTGCTTCTCGGTGACGGCGATCCGGTCCCAATCTCTGGACCAGTCCTTCGTCTTCCACCCGAGATCGCTCTTGAGCTGCTTCACCGACTCCCGACGGGCGATGTTCTCCGCCGTCGCCGTTTTGATCTCGTCGCGGAGCTGCTGGCGGAGCACGTGGTCCGCCTCGATCAAGATCTGTCCCGTCTCCTGATCGACACGGTTGCCGAGGCCAACAGCGTACTGGCCAGCCTGCTGCTGTGCCATCGCGATCGCCTGCTGCTCGATCTCCGTCAGCGGAATCGGATGCGTCCGAATGTAGCGCTTGAACTCGTCGTAGCTCATCTGATCGACGCCCGGCTCGCCGAGAGACGCCAGTAGCTGACCGTAGAGGTACGACTCGCGCACGGACTCGAACTTCGGAGCGTAGAGACCCTTCTGCTTCAGGTGTTCCAGAATCCACGGAGCGATCACCTGCGGACTCAACACGTTCGCCACGAACGCATTGTGATGGTCCGCGATGATCTCACGGATCTCCTGGAGCTGTGCCGGAGTCAGAAGCACGATCAGCCCTCATCCTCTCTGAGATAGTCCGGAGCCTCCAGGTTGGAGATTTTCTCCGGGAGAACCGTACCTGGAAACGGCTGAAATAGCTTGTCCTCACCCTTGAACGTCTGGCGATGATCGAACCGCCCAGACAGAACGTCCTGGGGAATGCCTTGCTCGAAAGCGTCGCACGTGAGATCGCCCCGGTAACGGAGACAGCGCGGACACTGCATTCCGATCATGGTTTGCTCCAGATTTCTCCCATTTGATCCCAGGGGACGGTGTCGATCTTCATCTCCGCGACTGCGGCATGGACCCAATCCGGCAGGGCCATTCCCCTCCGGCGCATCACAGAAACCTCGGCCCAACACTCGTGGGGGTTGGTTGCCCCGTAGACGCTGATCTGACCCGCCACCGATTTGGTACTGGGTGGCAGCATATGGGTCATGAAATCCTTCCCCTTCGGTACGAACTTCTTCAACTGCGGGACGCAATGCTTCTTCCAGATCTCCCAAGCGCTCAGTCCTTCCTTTCCACTCGGGTAGAGGTGCCGGAAGATGAACCCCTCTACGTGCCCGAACTCGTGGCAGAGAACGTCCGTCATCGTATTCGCATGCGAATAGATGGGCCACCCCTTGGCCTGGGGAGGGTACGTGTCGGCGGTTGCCCGCGAGTTGGACACGACGACGACGCTCTGACTATAGGGCTTCTTTGTCGTCGGCACCGCTATCGCCGTCGCATTCCCACCGAGAGAAAACTCTGAGAGGTCGATCGGGTGCTTCGCCTCCGTCATCGACCGCTTGTTGATGTCTGGATGCTCCTTCGCCCACGTGCGGAGCTGGGCTTCACTGCCCAAGAACTCGGCGTGCTTTTTGATCCACGGGTGCTGCTCGGAGATCGCACGGTTCACAGCGTTCGCCGTCTCAAGGTCGGAATACGCCACGTCGATGCCCTGCTCCTTGGCCCACGCCTTCGCTTCATCGACGGTCTTGTGCGGCTTCCACTCCGACTTGCTGTACGGGGGAACCAGAGGCTTCGTGGAAACCATCGACACGTACTTGGGCTTGTCCTCTTGAGGCGTCTTCAGCTTGGGCTGGGCCTTCACTTTGGCCTTCGCCTGGACGCCGTGGAAGACCGCCTTCGGCACCGGCAGGATCGCGTACTTCTCGCCGAGCTTGATCTCGTCCGACAGGTTGTACTTCTGCTTGATCATCCCGAGCACCTGGGCCTGATGGACAGGGATCTTCACGACGACCTTGCTCGGGTCAGTGTGATGCGGCGTGACCTTGCCGCCATGGTGGACGATCGCGGCTTCCAACGCGCTCTTGACCTCGTCTGGTCTCCACGATTGCGTGTGTTCTGAGTCCGCCCACTTCCCACCGCGAGGACCGATGAAGGGACCTCCAGACTTTTTCAGCGACTCGTCCAGTACCTGGGCTGTACTTTCTGGAAGGTTGCGGGGTACAACCGGGAAGTCTTTGCCGTACTTCTCGTGCCAAGCATCCCAGGCGGCGACCTCCGCCTCAATCTTCGTGCGCGTCCGTGCTTTCGCGTCCTCTCGTGCATGCACGTCTTCCAAGACCTCCAGATCGGCCCAGATATCAGTAACGATCCCGACTGGCGATGGCACATAGACACGGGGTTTGCTGTCCGGAGAGTTCCACGGAAGATGCGGCGTGCCTGTCCCCGGCACCGCAAGCTCCAGACCACTTGGCAGCTTGCTCATCAAATCTTCCCTGAAATCTAACAGCTCCGTGCGAACTGCGACAACGCGGGTGTCTTTCTCGTATGGTCCACCTACCGCCGCGCCATTGCGGAACAGCGTATATTCAGCGAACTCCTGGGGTCGCGGAACAGCGTAGGCCACAAGCTGTTTATTACTTGTCACCGAAACTTCATCTTCGTCCGCATTCTCACTCTCATTGTTGATGAAATGTGCGATGCCCGCGATGTTGGCAGCGTTGCGGTTTTCCAACGAAGTACCGCTGCCCTTCCCAACTCGGTAGACGATCATCTCCCCAGGTCCCGCTTTGATCCCCGACGTAGCCGCAGTGAGTGCATTCAGCAACTTACGTTTATTCCCGAAGTCCACCTCTTTCAGAACCGCATCTATGTCCAACTGCTCCACCACCCGACCATGCTGCTCGCCACGGAACGAGTACCATTCCGAAGTCGTGTCTAAAAAAGGCTCTGAGCGCTTGCCTGTAGTTTTGACGGGAACCGAAGCGACCGCTCTGGGCTTTATGTGTTCATGCCACGGGATCGTGTGTTGAGCATCAGCCCACTTCCCGCCCCTTGGTCCGATGAAGAGCTGTCCAGACTTCAGAAGGTCGCTCTGCGTCAGCTCGATCAGTTGATTCACGCTCCAACCGTAGAGCGCACCGCCCTCGTCGAAGTCAGCTTCGAGGAAGCCCTTGGTCTGGAGCACCTTCTTCACGCGGTTGTAGGCGCGGTCGTCACGGTCGAACACATCGAAGGTGTAGTCGTAGAAGCCCTCGTGCTCCTCCTCGGCCTTCTTGAACTCAACGGCATGGAACTGTTTGGCTTCCGCCAACAGCTCCTTGATCGGTAGCCCGATCTTCACCGCCCCCATGGACTCGTCGGGATCAATCGTCCGCAGCGCCGCCCACCGATGGTGCCCGTCCAGAATGTAACCGTCCTTGGAGACCATGACGGGCTTCTTCAGGTGCTCATGCGCGGCCGGGTCGTCGATCAGTTTCTGGACTTTATCGACATGGATCTCCGCCTGCGTCGCCTTCAGATTGGAGACACGAATCGAGCCCCGCTCAACGTCGATGCCCTTCTTCCGGAGCCCCTCGATGAAGTCTGGAACGAGCGTCGACTTGATCTGAGGCATGTCGATGCGGGGGATGCCGAAGTTGCCTTCCAGCAGGGACGCTGTATCGACCTTCGGAGCCTCTGGTTTCTGGACCGCCTCAGTCCCACGGAACTGTTTGCCCTGCATCTCCTTGTACGTCGAGAACTGCTCGGGCAGCTTCACCACATAGGCTGTGATCTTGTCGCCGTGCTCGATGCCCTTCTCCTCGACATTCATCAGGAACTCGGTGACCGCTTCCAGATTTCCGGCGTTCTTCTTCGACAGCCCCGTCGGGCCCGAGGCCACTCGATACACGACCTCGAATCCCGCGGGCGCCTTCACTTCGCCGATGATCTTCTTGAGGTGGTCCCGGATGTCGTAGGAGCTGCCTTTCCACCAATCCTCAGGCAGCTCGGACAGTGCCACCGTCTTGAGCGGATGAGACTCGGTGCCCTCGGGGAAAGAGAAGGCTTCCGTCTTCCAAGGACCGCGATCGGCCGCCCACACGGGCGGCGGGGCCTCTGATGTGCGTCGACCGATCGCCGGGGCGGCTGCGATCTGCTCCGGCGTACCCAGCCCAGGGTGCCAGGGAACCGTGTGCGCCGGATCAGCCCACTTCCCGCCCCGCGGGCCAATGAATGGCCCCGCCATCGCCTTCTCGAACTGATCGACATCGCTGTCGGCCTTCTCGATGTAGCGAGCGTCGGCCTTGGTCGATTGGTCCAGAACTTTTCCAATCTCCCCGACCATCCGCTCCAGAGCCCGAGCGTACTCCTCGCGGGTCTTGTCCGCGAGCTGCTGGAGCACCGGGTACTTCAACACCTGGTCGGGGGGAGGGAGCGCCTTCTCCAGACTCTCAGCAAGGTCTGGAGCGTACAGACGGACTTCGGCTGCCAGGGCTTTGATGAGGGCGTGACCCTTCTGCTCCAGCTCTTCGGGACTCGCCTCCAAACGGAATCGCATCCGCTCTCCCTATCACACGGCTGCCGTGTCTACGCTGCATCGCCCCAAACGGCGTAGATGATGTCGACAGCCGCCGCCCCTGCTGTCACCTGAAGGCTGGTGATCTCCGCTTCCAGGACCAGCGTTGCGCCGCCGGTGCCGCTGGACGCCGTGGGCTTCCGCAACTGGATCAGGGCGCCACCGTTGATGCTGATCTGACAGTCAGCCGATGCCGACAGCCAGAGGCCCCGAACCAGCGTCACGTCTCCCAGCGCCAACGTCTCCATCGCCAACGCGGCCACCTGGGCGATCCCGGAGAACTCCCTGGTGAAGGCGTCCATGACCCGCTCGACGGAGGTCTCGTCCGGAGCGAAGAGCTTGTACTTTCCAGAATCGTCGTTGGAGATCGTGATGGCGGGCTTCAGTCGGATTCGCATGGCACACCCCTACAGGTCGATGTCGACGAGAAATCGAGGACGAAGGCTTTTCTGGACTCCAGGGGTAGCCCCCTCCGCCGGAGTCGCCACCGTGGCTGGAGTGGCGGCGGTCGCCCCCTCCGCGGGCTGTTCTGACTCATAATCCATCTCGTCGCCGGGGCCTCCGGGGAACGGAGGTTGCTCCGGTGTCGAAAAGTCTGGAGCCATTCCCTGCTGCGCCATCTGATCCTGCTGCATCTGCGCCTGCTGGGCGGCGGACTTGAGCTGGGCGTACACGGGATCGAGGAGCACGTCGCCGCCCTCGATCGGTTCGAGGTCGTCTTCGGCTCGCAGCTCGTTGACCGTCATGTAGCTCTTCACCCGCTGGGTGTTGACCTCTGCCACGTCCTTCCGAGTCAGGGCGTCGAGGCCGACGAACTGAAGCTCGAAGTTCTCGTTGATGGGCCAGATGATGTAGCTGTTGATGCACCCGGCGATGAAGCGAAGGAGGGGTCGGAGTCCCCGCTCTTTGCTCTCGGTGATCTTCTCCCTGTTGTTGCCCTCTTGCATCGCCGACTTCTGTCCGACGACGCCGTACTTGAAGTTCAGCTCGATCGGATCCATGCTGAACATCGCGCACGCGAGCTTTATCTGGAAGTCCATCCAGGAGTTGAACTCCATGTCGCGGTTCGTGTTCTGCATGGAGATCCACTGGATCTCCTCAGCGTTCGTGATCGGCGTGCGCCAGGCGTTCTCGACACCTGCGAGCATCTGGTACCAGTGCCGACGGAACGAGCGCATCTGCTGATCAGGGATCGTCCCCTTGAAGTTGAGGATGCCCTTCTGCGCCGCCCCTTGGGTGAAGAAGTTCTGGTTGTACTGCCAGGCGAACAGGAGCGCGGTGATGACCGTGATCAGCATCTCCAGCTCGCTCGTCCCGTACCCGTGGAGCCGGATGTCCGTCTTCGGGTTGCGCACGCCAAAACACAGCTCCTCAGCGGTGTACTCGTTGACGATCAAACCGTCGTAAATCTGGACGTAACGCACGTCATCGCTGGAACGGTTCTCCATGTACGCACGTGCGGAATCCGCGAGGCGGAACGTCGCCGCGTCTGTCGCGTACCACTCGGCTGGCTCACCCTTCCGATTGGGAACGACCTCGAAGGTCAGTTGGTCGTAGACCAGCGAGTCCCACGAGATCTTCCTGAGGAACTGCTCGAACGGCGCCGGTCCCCGCATCCTGGGGTT